TTCAGTCTTATCTCGGCGCTTATTGTCTGGGCGGCAGTGGCTCGTATTCTGTCCGCGCTGTGAGGGGTTGAGATGGCAGGCGCACTAGACAGTCTTTTTAAGAACGTTGCCAAACAGGTCGTTGCTGACTTGGGCAAGTCATTTGATCACACAATTACGTACACCCGTAAGGCATCCCCCAGCTACAACATCAGCACTGGTGCGGTCACCTCAACAGACACGACCTACTCGTTTGATGCTCCGATGGAGTTTGTGAACTCCGATGAGGAAGCGGGTTACCAAGAGAACGTTGCCAAGCTCTATATCACGCCTGACCAAATTGGCGACAACCAAGCCACGCTTCAAGACGAAATTAGCCTGACTTACGCAGGATCCAGCCGCACCGCCAAGATTCAAGACATCCAAACCTATAAAGGCGGGCAAGAGTACATGTACATCCTTCGGGTGGTGTTCTGATGACGCTCGTAAACGCTCGCGCTGCCCTGGAAAGTGCCATCAACACTGCTGTCGCCGCAGCAGACAACACGGTGTCGGTTGTTTTCGACAACATGCCGTTCACAACACCCGGCAAAACCAAAAAGTACGTGTTGGTCACGATCAACTTTGACCAAGCCACGATCCAAGCGCACGGCGCAGCCGTCGATCAATACGCTGGCACGGTCCAGTGCGGCATCTTTACTCCAAAAAACAAAGGCACTGCTGTTGCGGCTGCCATCGCTGAATCAGTCATTGACGGTCTGACCTCAGTCAACGCTTCCGGTTACACCGACACTTACTCATCAATCCCCCGCGTTGGCACGATCACCGGCCCAACGGCTGTCTCTACCGAAGACCAAAGCCATTTCGTCAGCGTTATCCGCTGTAGCTTCACAGCAGTCTGATGGCTAAAAAACCGCTCAGTGCTCTTACCAAGGATCTTCGCAAGTTTGTCGAAGACGGTCGAGCAGCAGCTGGTCCGATTGTCGTTCGCAGCCTGCAGATCGAAGGCCCTTGGTGGACAGGCAACTTTGGAAGACGCTGGAAACTTCGTAACGCGCCTGTCATGCCCGTCCATTACAAAGACGGTCTAAATCGTGGCTGGCCCGGAAACCAGACAAATCGTTTTTACCGCCCTGTACCTGAACTCCGCCTGTCTATCGGGCAAACGCTGTACATCGGCAACTCAGTTTCCTACGCAGGTTTTGCTGTCAACAACCCCAACGCCACAGTCACACGACCCGATGGCACAAAAACAACGTACGAAAACCACGCAATGAGAGCGAGAATTACACCGCCCTCTAAAAACCCTGACTGGTACAAGGTTTACACAGCCTCTGGTGGTTTGTTTGATGACCTAACCAAAGCTTTCCGTGCCACCGGAGCCAAGTAGGTTATATTGTATTAGTTGACCTAATTTTATGGCAGTGGAACGCGCTATCGACAAACTCCGCAAGGCGTTTAGGGTCGATGCCCGCAGCAGCTACGCAATCAAAAGCGGAGACGAGCTAATCCTCAAGCTTTACTGGACTCCACTAACAATCGCCGACCGGGATCGGATCAACAACATTATTGGAGCACTGAAGCTTCAGGAAACAGACAACAGCCTGGACTTTGCAATCCAGATGGTGATTGAAAAAGCAGAAGACGAGGACGGCAAAAAGCTGTTCCAGTCAGGTGATCGCGCTGCCATCCGTAACCAGCTTCCGATGAACATCGTGCTGGACATCATGGCCAAGATGCAAGAACTGCCGGAGGAGGCGAACCCCGACGAGATCAAAAGCGACGCTCTCTGACAACAACTACCTCTTTCTTCAGTTCTTCATCGCTGAAAAGCTCGGTATGACGCTTACCGAGCTTCGTAGCCGCATGAGCACAGAAGAGTTGTATGGCTGGAGCGCGTATTGCAGCCTTAAGTCAGAACTAGAACAGAAGGAGATGGACCGCGCACGTGAAGCGGCCCAGTATCGCCGCGTGCGCTAACGTGGGAACAATGTTCTAGGTATGGTCGTGGCCGGAGCTGAGTACGAAGTAAATATATCCCTAAACACTAAAACTATTGATGGACAACTCAAAGGGCTAGAAACACGCATCAACAAGATGCGTCGCAGCATTAACGGACCTCTTAGTGCTTTACAACGTCAAGCAACTCTAGAAGACCGAATAAAAGCAACTCGCGTTATATCGTTTCGCCTAGGAACGCAGTTAAACGCGTTGGAAGAAAAAGGCGTAAACGTTGCCAAAATGCGTAAGCAGATAAAGGCAGCAACAACAAATATAGAGAAAAAAGAACTAGAGACAGCACGAGCTAGAAATAAAATTGTAGGCGATTTTATTAAACAAGAAGAGCGTGCATTTAAAACTGGTCAGAAAAACCAGCGCATGCAAGCAGAAAACATTGATGCTATGCAACGCGCTCGAGATGTGCAATCTCGTTTTAGAGCGCAGCTAAACCAGCTGGAGTCACAAGGTGTAAATGTACGAAAACAACGGAACCAGCTAGGTAAGCTAAGTACCGCTCAAGCAAAGGGCGAGTTTGGTGTTTTCAAACAAATTACTGCGATTCTTAAAAACAGCATTCGCAACGAACAATCAAAGCTGTCCATACAAAAACGGCAGACAACGGAATTAGAAAAACAAGCAAGATTAAAAGCCCAAGAACTAGCTGGTGCCCCCATGCGGTTCCCCAGCGGCGATATTGTTAGACGCCGAAGCGTAGTTGGTCCGTTCTTACCACCAGTAGCAGGACCAGCAGCAGGGCCGTCATCTCCTGTAGGAGCTGGGACGGCAAAAAGAGTCGCGGCAACTTTAGCCAAACAAACAGCATCTGTTCAGAGAAGCGCTTTAAATCTCATGCGCTTGGCCGGTAGGGCCGGAAGACTTGTAGGCAGGACAGCACGACTAATTGACAGCTCCAACTTGCGTCAAGCAAATGCTTCAGCTTTGCCAAGCTCTGAAATGCTTGCTGCAAGAGCGAAAAAGACCGGGCAGGACATAGTTCAACTAAAAACAAAAGAAGCTCGCATTGAGGAGCGAATTGCTCAAGCTAGAGGACGCTCTGCTCAACGGAGTGCAGATGTACGTCGGGAAACGGAAAAGACAATTCCGGCATTACGAGCTGCTAGAAGGGCGATGCCTTTTGACGACAGCTTCGGACCTCAACTCCCAAGTCGAACCTCTGCTCCACTAACAGGTTTGTTAGGTGGCTTCGGTGGTAGAAAGTTTGGAGGCTTTAACGGCAAACGCGCTGGAGACATTGCCCTTGGCGCTGGCTTCCCGCTCTTGTTTGGTGGCGGCCCAGGGGCTGTTCTTGGCGGTGCTCTTGGCGGGGCGACCGGAGGCGGCCTTGCTGCACAAATTGCTTTAAGTGCAATCGGCCAGCAGATTGACGCATTGGTTGCTCAAATTGGCAATGTAGGTTCTGCTTTTAACGAGCTAACGCTAAATATCGACACGGTTGCTTCGTCCACAGGTGTTGCAAACACCGAAACGCAAGCGCAGCTTGAAAAAATCGAGCAGTACGGTTCAGCCGCACAAGCTGCTCAGTTAGCTACAGAACTTCTTGCATCTAGAGTCGGCGGTCCAGGCAGAAACGCGCTTAAAAAGTTTGGTGAAGATGCCGTAACCCTGGGCAACAACCTAAACATTATTTTCACGCAAGTTTTGGCAGCTATCGCCAAGCTCGCTGGTCCGCTACTTGAAAAACTTGCACGAATGGCGGGCGACACGGCTGCTCGCGGAGCCTTTGACAGAGCAACGGGGCTTACTGGGGTAGAGGCCGCTGTTCAAAAGTTCAGGACATCCAGGCAAACTATTCAAAACGCAAGAAACCTGCGAAAGGACTTAAGAGCCGCAGGTTTTACTGGAGAGCTTCCTTTAGCAAGCACAAGGTCTGCAAAGCAGTTCACCAAAGATTTTGCACTTGAGGCCGGTCAAAAACTACTTAAAGGGCCTGAGATTAAGATTCAAGAAATTGCTGCAGGCATACAGACCCCCGAACAAGAGAGTGCCGCGACAAAAGCTGCCAACCTCATTGCAGCCAGCCAACGGCGTATTCAAAACCTCGAGGCAGAGGCACAAAAAGCAAAAGAAATATCAGCTATTCGTGGGCGTATCGCAGCTGCTGAGGAGGCAGGCGATAAGCAGCTGGTGGAGCGTCTTCGGGGAGAAGAAAAAGCTGCAGAAATTGTCCGCAAGAAAGCCCGTCTACTGTCTCGTATTCCAAAAGACCTCGACGAGCAACAACGGCTTGCAGAAGAGCTTGCTATCTCAGACACCATCCGTGCTGAGCAACTAGCTAATCAGGAAGCTACGCAACGCCGCATCGCCAAAGTCATTCGCGACGAGCAACTAGAGGCGATCAAAGAACAGGAAGAGCTGTACAAACAGCTAGGCGACACCGTCAAAGACGGCCTTGTGGACAGCATCAAAGCTGCTATTGACGACACCCGCACGCTTGGAGAGGCACTGTCCAGCATGCTGCGGCGTCTGGGAGATCAGTTCCTGCAGATGGCTGCAAACATGGCGTTCTATGGAAACGTGCAGGGAACACTTCGCAATGCTCAGGGCCAGCGCACAGGCGGCGGCATTTTCGGCAGCCTGATTGGTGCTCTACTTCCTACGCCTGCTGCACCGTTGCCCACCGATTCGTTTGCTGGTGTACCTAATAACGTTTTAGACAGCGTTTTAGACGGTTTTGCAAACGGTGGACGCCCACCTGTAGGTCGCCCTTCAATCGTTGGAGAACGTGGGCCTGAACTATTTGTGCCACGAACAGCTGGAACGATTATTCCGAACCATGCAATGGGCGGGGCTAATGTAACGGTGAACGTGGATGCTTCTGGTTCGTCTGTTGAGGGCAACGCTGATCAGGCTTCGCAGCTTGGCAAAGCAATCGGCATTGCTGTGCAGCAAGAACTAGTCAAGCAAAAACGTCCTGGCGGTCTCCTCGCAAGCTGATGGCTACTTTCCCGTCAATCACGCCCACCTACGGGGTTCAAAAGCGCAGCGCACCAAACGTCAGAACGGTGCGCTTCGGAGACGGATTTGAAAAACGCCTGAGCTTTGGCCTGAATCAAAATCCCAAGGTTTACAACCTGACGTTTGAGGTGTCAGAGACTGATGCCGACACCATCGAGACATTTTTGGATGCGCGTGCGGATGACAATGCTGCTTTTGACTTCACTCCACCTGGCGAGGCTGCTGGTGCCAAGTTTGTCTGTGAGACATGGAACAAGTCGATTCCGTACTTGAACCGCGCCACAATTCAAGCAACGTTCCGCCAAGTTTTTGAACCGTAATGGCAATAGCAGCTTGGGCAGCCAGCACCGCATTTTCTGTCGGTGACGTTCGTCGTTCTACCGGCGATGAAGGCACTGGTCTGTTCTTTCGTTGCACAACTGCTGGTACGTCAGCCAGCTCAGAACCTGAGTGGCCTAACTCTGCTGGCGACACCGTTACGGATGGGACGTGTGTTTGGACTGCAATTTCTGCAACGTACGGCGATCTTGCGATCTCCAACCCCAGCGCAATTATCGAGCTGTTCCAGCTGAGGTTGGATTCAGCGTTGCACGGCAGCAATGACGTTTACTACTTCCACGCCGGAACGAACGAGTTTGCAGAAAGCAACATCGTTTTTGACTCACAGACGTATTCCCGCGTTCCGATCAAGGCTGATGGCTTTGAGTACAGCAACACTGGAACGCTGCCCCGACCAACGCTGACTGTCAGCAACCTCAGCAGCACCATCACGGCACTGCTCTTGTTGGTCAACGCCACCACTGCTGGCAATGACCTTGGTGGAGCGGAGGTAAGGCGTATCCGCACGCTTGCCAAGTATTTGGACAGCGAAAACTTTGGCGAGCCCAAAAATGCCATAACTCAAGGCAACGATTCTTTGATTACACAAGGTGATGACAGCCTTGAGTTCAACGTGTTTGTCGAGAATGCCACGGCTGATCCCAACGCCCGTTTCCCTGATGAACGCTGGTTTATCGACCGTAAATCCAGCGAAACACGGGACAGCGTGACGTTTGAGCTGGCAAGCAAGTTTGACTTGGCTGGCCAAAAGATTCCGCGTCGTCAGATCATCGCCAACATCTGTCAGTGGAAGTACCGCAGCAGTGAATGCAGCTATACCGGCACTGATTATTACGATGTCAACGGCAACGAGGTCAGCACTGAGGCGCAAGACGTTTGCGGCAAACGGGTTGCCAGCTGCAAGCTGCGGTTTGGCGAAAACGCTGAACTGCCGTTTGGGTCATTCCCTGGAGCGGGTCTGACCAAGTGATGCGTTTGTCGCCAGCCATGAAGGCTGAGATTTTGGAGCACGCAAAAGCTGAAACACCACGCGAGTGCTGCGGCTTGGTTGCTGTTGTTAAAGGACGGCGCAAGTATTTTCCGTGCCAGAACATTGCCGAAACACCAGACGAGCACTTTGTTCTCAGCGGCTGGAACGATGTAGAAGATCAAGGCGAGGTGATCGCCATCGTTCACAGTCACCCGAAAACTAACCCTGAGCCATCAACGGCTGATCGCGTGGCGTGCGAGAAGTCAGAGTTGGCGTGGTTCATCGTCAATCCAAACACTGAAGGCTGGGGCTACTGCGAGCCAGCTGGCTTTCAGCTGCCGTATGTGGGGCGTGAGTTTGTGTTTGGCGTTGTGGACTGCTACACCCTTGTCCGTGATTGGTACGCAAGGGAGTACGGCATCCAGCTGCGGGACTATGACCGGCGCGACAAGTTTTGGGATCGCGGAGAAAACTTGTATATGGACAACTTTGCTGCCGAGGGGTTCAGCAAGATCCCGCTTGAAGAGGTGCAGCGCGGTGATTTGTTTTTGATGAATCTGGTTTCACCGTTGCCGAACCACGCAGCTATTTACCTGGGTGATCAGCAGGTGTTGCACCATGTGCAGGGCAGGCTGTCTAGCCGTGATGTCTATGGCGGTTACTATGGGAAGAGCACTGCCTGCGCCTTGAGGCATGAAAGTCGTTAAGGTCTATGGCGCTTTGCGTAAACGGCTTGGTCAATGCCGGTTTGAGTTTGACGTAGCAACACCAGCGCAAGCGATCAAAGCATTGTGTGTCAACTTTCCAGGCTTAGACAAGTGGTTGATTGATAGCGAAAAAGACGGTGTTGGTTATCGGGTAGCGGTTAGCAAAGAGAAAGCTACTGAAGAAAATGTTGCTCCTCTATTGATGCCGTTTAGTGATCGGGAGGTGTTCAGCATCACGCCTGTGGTTGCTGGTGCGGGGCGTGGAACAGGTCAAATCTTGGCTGGAATTGCCTTAATTGCTGTTGCTATTGCAGCACCCGGCGTTGGCCTTGTTGGTGGTTCATTTGCCGTTGTGCCAGGTGCATCTGGATTTGCTGCTGGTGTTGCTGCGGCAGCTGGAAACATTGGTGTCTTTTTAACTCTAAGTGGAATAGCAACGGCTATTTCACCGCAACCAGAACTCAACAGCACGCTTGACGAATCAGTGCAGTTGGAGTCGTTTACCTTCTCCAACGTCGTCAATACCAGTCGTCAGGGGATGCCCTGCCCAATAGCCTATGGACGGCTGTTTGTTGGATCGGCGGTGCTGTCCAGCGGTCTTGACGTTGATCAGGTGCAGGTATGACTCAGACCAAATACGTCATTGGCGCTGGTGGTGGTGGTAAAGGCGGTGGTGGTAGAAGCACGCCAACTGAGCAGGACGATACGCTTCAGTCAACACAGTTTGCCAACGTCCTTGACCTGATCAGCGAAGGCGAGATTGGCGGCCTTGAGGATGGCAACAAGAGTATTTTCCTTGACGACACGCCTGTTCAAGCAGCTGACGGCACCAATAACTTTGAGGGTTTTACTGTTGTCACCCGTGTTGGAACGCAAGGCCAGACACACCTTGCTGGACCGTTCAACACAACAGAGCGAGAGACAGCGGTTGGTGTTGAAGTTACAAACGGCAGTTCAGTAACGCGCACTGTTACGGATTCAACGGTTGATCGTTTGCGTGTCACGCTGACTATTCCATCACTCCAAGTGCTGGAAGACGATGGTGATGTTGTTGGTAACAGTGTTCAGATCAAGATTCAGATCCAGTACAACGGCGGTGGATACAACGACGTTATTACTGACACGATCAGCGGTAAGAGCAGCAACCGCTATCAACGTGATTATCTAGTCAATCTGACTGGCAGCTTTCCTGTTGATGTGCGGATGGTGCGTGTCAGCGCCGATGAGACAAGCCAGAAACGGGCTAGCAGCACAATCTTTCAAAGCTTTACCGAGATTATCGACGATAAATTTCGCTATCCCAACTCAGCACTGGTTGGGCTGCGATTTGACTCGCGTCAGTTCAGCAACATTCCGACTCGTAAGTATTTAATTCGTGGGATCAAGGTCAAGATTCCAAGCAATGCGACGGTAGACACAACAACGCATCTGGGACGGATCACGTATTCCGGCATCTGGGACGGCACGTTTCAGGCTGCAACATGGACGAATGATCCGGCCTGGTGTTTATATGACTTGCTGATTAGTGAGCGTTATGGAGCAGGCGTCCCAGAGTCATCGCTTGATAAGTACGACTTCTTCGCCATCAGCCAGTATTGCAACGCTCTAGTCAGTGATGGAGCGGGCAATCAAGAGCCGCGCTTCAGCCTAAACATGCTGATTAACAGTAGGGATGAGGTCTATAACGTCATCCAGCAGATGACCGCCATTTTCCGTGGCATTGCGTATTACGGTGCCGGGACGCTGCAGCTGCTGCAGGACAAGCCGTCTGATCCGCAGTATCTGCTCAGCCCTAGCAACGTTGTTGACGGTATTTTTCAGTATCAAGGCACGTCCCAGAAAGCACGCCATACCGTTGCTGTTGTGGCTTGGCAGTCATACGACACCCGTGGTGATGTCGAATATGAATACGTTGAAGACCATGATGCGGTCGCCAAGTACGGCATCATCAAAAAGGATATCAAGGCCATTGGTTGTTACAGCCAAGGTCAAGCGCATCGGATCGGCAAGTGGACGCTGCTGTCAGAGCAGAATCTGACTGAAACAATTCAGTTCAGCGTTGCGATTGAAAGCGGCATCATTCTGCGACCTGGCATGGTCATTGATGTTGCTGATCCTGTCAAAGCTGGAGCGCGTCGTTCAGGTCGAGTCAAGTCTGCAACGACAACGCAGATCACAACAGATAGCAGCAACGGCCTGACCACCTCACTGGCTGCTGCTAACAACCCGAAGCTGTCAGTGATGTTGTCCACTGGCCTAGTTGAGCAAAAAGATGTGCCAGTTGGCGGCATCACGTTGCTTGCGGATGGAACGGCAGAGATTGACGTTTCCAGTGCATTTAGCGAAGCACCTGCCGCTGGAACGGTATTCCTATTCCAGAACGACGAGGTTCAGTCTCAGCAGTTCCGCGTTGTATCTGTTGCTGAGGCAGAAGAAGGCATCTATGGCGTCAGCGCTGTTGCATATAACAGCACGATTTATGACGCGGTTGAAGCTGATGTTGAGCTGACCAACCGGGACATCAGCAACCTGTCGTTGATCCCCAACGCGGTCGATAGCGTCACTACTGAGGAGTTTTTGTACGAAGAAGCCAGCGGTGTGTTTGTTGGTGCGTCGGTTAGCTGGAACCATGATCGCGTGAACGTCAGTGAGTTCCGTGTTCAGTACCGGATTGATAATGACAACTGGCAGGCCGTCGATACGTCTTCCCCGTCAGTAACGCTGCGAAACCTGCGAGCTGGTCGGCTGTATGTGCAGATTCAGGCCAAGAACTACCTGAACAAAGGCAGTCAGATCACGAGTGCTGATTTTGAACTACAGGGCAAAACTGCTGCACCAGCTGCAGTAACCAACTTCAGCATGATTCCAGTCAACGGTCAGGCACGTCTGACCTGGACGCAATCTACGGACTTGGATGTGCGTGTTGGCGGTTATGTTCGCCTGCGTCATTCGCCTGATCTAAGCGGCGTTACTTGGCCGACTTCAACCAGCATTTCTGAGCAGATCTCAGGTTCTGCAACTGAAGCGTATGCCGACTTGAAGGCTGGAACGTATAGCGCCAAGTTTGTTGACTCTGGTGGCCGCGAAAGTCTGACCGCTGCACTGATCGAATTTACGAAGGCAGATCTTCAAAGCGTTGAAGTTGTTGGTGCGCTGGGCTCTACGGAGGATCCATCGTTTAGCGGCACCAAAACTAACCTGACGGTAGACACCACGAACAATGAGCTAGAGCTGGCAACCACTGGCAATGAGCTTCAGCCTCTTGGCGACTTTGACCTTGAGGATGGAAATGCGTTGCTGCTTGAAGATGACAGCAACTTCACGTTGCAAGGCGACAGCGAGCTGCACCAGTCTGGAACGTATGTCTTCAACAGCGGCAACACGTTCACGTTGAGCGATGTCTTTAGCCTCAGGTTGGACAGCACGTTGCGGGCTCGCAGCTTCTTCCCGTATGGAGAACGCATCGACGATGAGCCTGACTTTGATCTGATCACTGAGTTTGACGGCACCGCACCAAACACCTGTGATGTCGAGCTGTATATCCGCACTACACAGGACGACCCTGCGGGTTCTCCTACGTTCACAAGCTGGCGTCGGTTCAACAATGCAGAGTTCAAGGCTCGTGGCTATCAGGTCAAGGCAGAGTTCAGCACTGGCGGCCCACAGGAGCAGATCGCTGTTGACCAGCTGCGCGTTGAAGCGCAAATGCCAAGGCGAACCATCACTGGAACGGTGACGACCAGTACCAGTGCAGACGTATCGGTGACTTACGGCGCAGGCAACAAGTTTTATGTGGCTCCTGATGTCGGGATTGTGATGGCGGCTCAGGACAGCGGTGAAAACTATGTGATCAGCAACCCTTCGGCTACCGGATTTGATGTGTCGGTCTATGATTCAGTTGGCGGTAGCAGGATTGCTAAGGCGATCACCTGGACCGCTACTGGCTACGGAATCGGCTGATGTCCTTTGTAAACGAGACAAAATCCACGCCGATCCAGAATGACACTGGAGCGAATGTCCGGGCGGACATCAACTCCAACATGGCTGCTATTTACAGCCTGAATGCGAGTTCATCTGAGCCTAGTGCTGCTAATTCTGTTGCCCGAATGATCTGGGCAGATGAAAGCAATAACCAGTTGAAGATCAGAAACGGCACCAACACGGCGTTTATCACCATTGGCTCTCTTAACGAGACCAATCTTGGATTGGCAACCATTGCTAGCCCTACGTTTACCGGCAATGTTGGCGTGCCTGCTGGGACGGTCAGCAGCTTGCCGTTTCGGTTTAGCTCAGATACAAACACTGGCGTATTCACAAACAGTGCTGACGATTTCAGTGTTGTCACTGGTGGAACGCGGCGTGCTCACTTCGACAGCAATGGCATCACGATCCGTGATCGCAAGGCTCTAAGGCTGCGAGACACCAGCAACAGCAACTTTATTGCGATCCAAGCTCCGTCAAATGTCAGCAGCGACATCACGCTGACCCTGCCTAACAGTGATGGTGACAACGGTGATGTCTTGCAGTCAGATGGCAGCGGCAATCTGAGCTTTGCTGCTTTGCCGCAGGCTGTGCCGACTGGATCGGTTCACGTTATGGCAACCACTACTGCACCCAGTGGTTACTTGAAGTGCAACGGTGCTGCAGTCAGCCGAACGACTTACGCTGATCTGTTCGCGATTATTGGAACGACATGGGGTGAAGGCGATGGCAGCAGCACGTTTAACGTTCCAGACCTACGCGGTGAGTTTGTTCGCGGCTGGGCTGACAACAGCAGTGTTGATAGCGGTCGCAGTTTTGCAAGCTCGCAGTCAAGTGCGAACCTGCAGCACAACCACACTGCAACGGCAACATCGACCGTTACTGATCCTGGTCACAACCATGTTTATATCGACCAGCAAGCTCATAACGAGGGTTATAGGCCGTGGAAAGCAGGCGATAACGACTGCGGGCAAAGGAATAAGAACACAAGCAACGCCTTTACTGGAATTAGCGTCTCAACGTCAGTCAGTGTTGCCAACGATGGTGGCAGTGAGGCCAGGCCGCGTAACATTGCAATGATGTACGTCATCAAAACGTAAGCAATGGCCGACCGCAAAATTACTGACCTGACTGCTCTTGCTGCAGGTAGTCAGGCAACGGGCGACTTGCTGACGATTGTGGACGTTAGCGAGAGTGCTGCGGCTGATAAGAACAAGAAGATCACGCTTGCCAATTTTTTTGATGGCACTCCTAGCGTCACCATTGGATCAAGCGGACTTGTTTCACCAGATGCCAATGCTGACAATCTTGTTATCGACGCGGGTGATGTAGATTCTGGAATCTCTATTTTATCTGCAACAACAGGTCGCATTTATTTTGGCGACGCTGCTGATGATGAAGCAGGAAGTATTCGGTATGTGCATAGCGACAACTCTATGCGTTTTGAAACTGCCAGCAGTGAGCGGCTACGCATCGACAGTTCTGGGCGGGTGGTCATTGGTGGAACGTCACCATTAGATAGCGACAAGCAACTCACACTTACGACCACCTCAACTTCTGGTGGATTAGGGATTCTCAGCCCTAACAATGGACGCGGCGATATTTTCTTTGGCGATGCAGCTGACGATAACGTCGGTCAAATTAAGTACAGCCATGTAGACGACAGTCTCACCATTAGGACAAATGCTGCTGACCGTTTTGTCATCGACAGCTCTGGGCAAGCTGGCATTGGAACGACTTCGCCTGCCGCCTTGTGTCACATTAATAAAACTTCTGGCACGACTCTTTACAGAGCTTCAGTGGCTGGCAACAGCACTATTGGCCTTGAAATTGTCAAAACAGGCGCAACAACGCAAAGTTGGCGAATTGTTGATGGACAAACAG